AAAAATAATTTGGATAGAAAACTACCTTATAGGTGATTAATGAAGTTTTTTATCGTCATGTGGTTATGTATTCAGTCACCCACTGTACCACTTGATAAAACTTGTGTAACACAAGTTATTCAAACAGCAGGTTATAACTCGATGCAAGAGTGTAAATTTAATGCTGTCATGTATGCAAACAAAGTAATGGTTGTACCTGATATTTATGTAACAACCTTTTGCACTGAAAAAGAGGTGACAACAATATAGGGAGGAAGATGTCTCGGATTTTAATAATCTCAGACCTTCACGAACCATACAGTCATACTGATAGTTTTGCTTTCTTAGAAGCTATCAAAAAAAAATACAAACCTGAAAGAGTTGTGTGTATAGGCGATGAGCTGGATTATCATGCCTTATCTTTTCACGACTCAGATCCTGATCTACCTAATGCCTCTAAAGAATTAGAGTTAGGTATTTACAAGATCAAAATGATTGAGAAGTTGTTTCCTAAAATGGATTTACTTCATAGCAATCATGGATCTATGGTTTATAGAAAGAGAAAGCATCATGGCTTTCCCTCTCTTGCAGTGAAGGACTACGCAGATATATTGGGTGTCGATAAGCAAAAGTGGCGTTGGCACGATAGGTTAATTATAAAAGATAAATATGGCGAATATTATTTCTGCCATAACATGAACAAAGATCCTGTAAAATCTTCTATGTCAATCGGCATGAATTTTGTGCAAGGTCACTATCATACAGAGTTTCGGATTGGTTACTGGTCAAGTCCTGAGAACCTTAGATTTGGTATGAATGTAGGTTGTCTTATAGATAAAGACTCACTTGCATTTGCCTACTCAAAAGTTAATATTAGGAGACCTGTACTAGGTTGTGGAATGATAATTAATGGTGTACCACAATTAATACCAATGATCCTGAAACGAGGAAACAGATGGGTACGCCAACTATGAAAGATAAAATAAATCCACCATACTATATCGGTTCAAAGATACAGGTATCAGATTTTATACACGAATTTAAACTAGACTATTTTCAAGGAAACATTGTCAAATATGTTGTTAGACATAAATCAAAAGGTGGCATTGAAGATTTGGAAAAAGCAAAATGGTATTTGGAGAAACTTATAGAATGTACGAAGAAATTAAATCTGCAATAATTCACCACGAAGGTAAAATTAATAAGATTTATAAAGATCACTTGGGCAACGCTACGTTTGGTGTTGGACATTTGGTACTACCTACAGACGACCTCAAGGAAGGAGTAGAATACGATGATACAACAATTATGGAATACTTCGAAAAAGACTTTGACCAAGCTCTACATGACGCAAGGTCATTTATCAAAGAAGAAGATATTGATCCTATCGCTTTTGGCTGTGTTATTAATATGGCATTTCAGCTAGGATTACCTAGATTATCGAAATTTAAAAACTTTCAATACCACTTGACAAAGTGTGATTATCAATCTGCCAGTGATGAAATGTTAGACAGTCGATGGGCAAAACAAACCCCTAATAGAGCTAACGAACTGGCAGATACCATGAGGAATATATAATGTTTAATTTACTTGCAGGACCAATCGCTTCAATTATTGGTGACACAGTTAAAGGTTTTGTAGAGACAAAGAAAGCAAAAGCAGAACTAGCTGTTACTGAGATAAAAGCAAAGACTAAATTAAAAGAAGATCAGATTGCAGGTAAAGTGGCATGGGAACAGTCGGCTGTCGATCAAATGCAAGGTAGTTGGAAAGATGAAGTAGCTCTTATTGTTTTACTATTACCAGCAGTTTTAGTTTTTACACCCTTACAGGACCATGTTCATAAGGGTTTTTTAGCTTTACAGGACCTACCATCATACTATCATAATCTACTATATATTGCCATTAGTGCTAGTTTTGGCATCAAGGCTGGTAGTGGGGTAGTAAAGATGTTTAAAAAATGAGTACAGTAAAAGAACTAGAGTCGCTTCTACGAAAAGCTAAAAAGGAAAATAGGGAACTAAAGAAAGACATTGAAGAAAAAAATCTTCATATCAAGTTCCTTAATGAACGCCTCGACAACTGGGCAGAAAAAAATGCACTGTTAAGAGAAGAAAAGCTAAAGATTACTGTTGATGATGTTATAGCATTACAAAAAGCAAAAGCTGAGTATGCTTCTTCACAGAATCAATCACTTACAGAACAATTAGAAAAACAAGAAAAGGTACAACTAAATGGCAACCTATCAGGGTAGAACAGTTAAACTCAATAAACCTATGAAGGGCGATGTCAAAAAATTCAAGGTGTTCGTTAAAGATGGTGACAAGGTTAAAAAGATTAACTTTGGTGATCCCAATATGAGCATCAAGAAAAACTCACCTGCACGAAAGAAATCTTATTGTGCGAGATCAGGTGGAATCAAAGGAAAGAATAATAAACTATCTGCAAATTATTGGTCTCGTAAGATGTGGAATTGTTAAAGGAGTAAAATATGCCAAAGGTAGGAAATAAAACTTTTAAGTACACAAAAAAAGGTAAAGAAGAAGCTAAGAAGTATGCCAAAAAGACTGGCAAGAAAATGAAAAAGAAAAAGGGTTACTAATGCCTTTTTCAAAATACAGTCCAAAACAGAAGAAACTTGCGAGGATTGCGTCACCTAGAGATAAGATTACTGGTGCAGATTTTAAGAAACTTAAAAAAAGAAAGAAGAAGAAATAATGCCAAAGAAAGTACCTGAAGGATATCATAGAACCAAAGATGGTAGAGTTGTAAAAAAAGGACTCTACTATTACATGAACAAAAAGAAAAAGGCTGGTACAAGTAAAAAAGGCAAAGGCACAGTTTCTGACAAGGCTCTAAAAAGATCAGCTAAAACAGCTAAAAAATAATGAAGCCACTACTATTAGTCAAATGGATTGATAGTGGGTTGTGTGATCCGACATGGATCGAAGCTAGTTCTTACGAAGATAAACCGATGCCAATTTGCATGACTGTGGGTTGGCTCTACAAAAAAACAAAAGACAAAACAATATTATTCTCAAGCTATTCGTTAGACAATAATGAATACAAAGTTGGTAACGAAGGCACGATCCAACTTATTCTCAACAAGTGCATTATTGATGTTCAAGAGGTTTGTTAGCCTCTACTTCTGAACACAAATTCAACACCTCTTTCAAATCCCCCTCAAAACAATACCACTTACTGCCCATATAGTTATTGATAGATTTATTATCAGGGTAGGTTTCCCTAACCTTTTTTATTTTGCGATAGATTGTTTTTTCATGACAATCAAATATCTTCGCAATATCTTTATATGTGTATATCTTATCTGTCATTATAAATGTATTCTGCTATTTTCTTTCCATTTTTTAAAGTAATTAGATTAGCGTCTATGTTATGTTTTTCTTCTTTTAGTTCTAATATCCTAGCAGGTAGTCTAAAACAACCATAAAGTTTTAACGCATCTAATCCATTAATCTTTCTATGTTTCTTTAAGTGATTTAATATATCCTGTTTCTGACTCATACTTTGATCCCCTTTTCTTTTGTTGATGTCTGCCAAGCTGATATCACGATCTGAGCATTTTCCCTTTTGACAAGATTGAGTGTATCTTTTTTCATTTTTAACTCTAACTCTGTCAAATACTCATTCCATTCACGACTAGCTCTAGCGTTTCGGTCTTGCTTACTAGACTGTGCAACACCATTTTGTTCTTCTTGTAGTTGAAGCTCTGCAAGTTTTTTTGCTTTCCATTCCTTAATCATCTCCTTATTAACTTTAGCCTGTACGACATCTTCTACGCTTTCAAGTTGTACTAAAGCATCACCAACTTTTTCTTCTAGTTGGTCAATAAGGTTATTGGGAATGATCGCCATTTTTATATTTTTCCTCCTCTATTCTTAGGATTTCTCGTAAGTTCTTAATGTAAAAGGTGTGGTTTACTTCCTTATCAGACTCAGCACAATCGTGACAAAGTCGGCAGAGAGGAATTAAATTCTCATAATAGTCTAAATACTTACTTCCACCCATAGCACGATTTCTATAATGATGTGTATCTACAGCCATGTCGCCACAGTTTACACATACTGCATCTTCAGGTATTTTCCAACCTCTGCCCTTAAACAACGCTTTTGTGTGTTCTTTCAAATCTAACCTTTCCTCTCTTTCCTGCTCCTCTATCACCCAATCAGTAAATGCTAAACTCATTTTTTACTTAACTGATCTCCTATTGCATAAATCATCACAGCTATAAATATTAATATTAATAACTGTAATGATGATAAAATAATTAATGCCATTTTCTTTTTTTTCTTACTTGGCTGATGTGGTTTAAAAAGTCTGCTTTTGCTTCATCAAAAGTAAAACCATATTTACTATCAGACTCTACTCCATAGTAGGCTTTACCTTCATATAAGTGATTAACCTTAGTTTCGAATACAAACCAACCACATTTTAATTCAGCCATGATTATTCCGTCTACAACTCTTTCCCATTTTTTAGAATCAAAGTGTGTACGCATTAATTTTTACCATTAAAATAATCGGATCTTGTTTGATTTATAGCACAGCTAATAGCAATAGCTCTTTTATTATCTTCGCTTAATGATTTTAAGTTTGAATAATTATTCATTAAGTCGAAAGCCCTATCTATTAATGTTAAATTCTTTTCCATTGAGTCAGTATTAACATTCGAGCCATAATCAAAATCGGTACTAGCTTGTGGTTTCTGCCCTGCAAATGGATCAGTTCTTGGATTTTCATCTCCTACAGGATATTTTTTTGGCATCTTATTAATAACTGCCATCTGTTTTTCAGATGGTTTGTAAGTACCATTTTTCCCTTTTTCATAAAAACTTTTTTCAAAGTCATTACAACTCTCGTAGTCTACAAACTCCAGAGCATCTTTCATTGTTAGTTCCATGTTAAATGTCCTTTCTAAAACATCGTTCAATGATTGCATTATTATCGTAAGCCTCCCTAAATAATCTAAATTGGTCAAAACCTAATGTTAATTTTTCTATATTAAATTCTTTTGTTTCGATTTTACCATTGTTTTTTGGTAGTCTAACAATAATTCCTTTTTGTACCTCAACATTATCATTTTGATTTATCAACCAAGCATACGCACCAAGCTGAATAATCGTGTCGGTATAAATTCTTTTTCCTGTTTTAAAATCAATTAATATGTAATTACCTTTTTTGTCTTGCACAAGAAGATCAGGGCAACCACCAAACTCATAACTTTCACAAACCATTTGTTTCTCAGACCAAACAATCTTATACTCTTGCTGATCCCACCATTCTGTAAACTTACCGAAAGCCTTTTGAACTTTTTTGTCATCAGGAACTTCATAGTCTAAACCATGAATGTATTTTTCTGCAAGGTCATGAACACTTGTACCTTGTTCCCCTGCTTTATCTCTTTCCTGACGATAGTCTAAACCTTTCTTGCCACAATCCCATGCCCAATGTATCAAAGCATTAGAGTCTTTAAAACGACCAATGACTGTTGTTGTACCGACAACTAATTTACCATTACTTAGTTTGTATTGACCTGTTGGCATCTGCTATCCTTTTCTGTAATTTTAATCCTGCTTTCTCAAAGCGTTCCATAACTTTAATAAATCTCTTAACATCAACTGTTTGTATTTCTTTTGATTTTTTTTTCATCTCGCTTCCTTTCTATTAGGCAGACTACACTTGTGTAGTCGAATTGATATGATGCCAAATTAAAGTTTTTTGTAAATCGGAGTATTTATTATTCTTTAATCTTTCTTGACAATCTCTTTTCAACCTATCCTCTTTCATCTTTGTGTCACTATAGTTATTTTGTAAAGGAGGAG